GTTACCAGAGGGTTACACTGTTAACCACTTCTTAACTGACCCAGATGCGTTTTTTATCAAAACTGATGCACCAAATGGATTTAAGCATTTTGAGCGTTCTGCGATGGCTACTGGTATGGAAGCTGACTTCGATACTGGCAACATGCGCTTCAAGGCTCGTGAGCGTTATTCATTTGGGTTCTCAGACCCACGTTGTGTTTTCGGTTCACCCGGAGCATAATTTATGGTATAGAGAGGTTATTTACCTCACTTATCTTACAGGGGCAGCTTCGGTTGCCCCTTTCTTTTTTATTATAATGTGTTATTCTGATGTCATCCCTGACAGTCGCATGGTGCGACTGACACTAGCCAAGACAGGAGAATCATATGGCTAATACTACTTTTAACGGTCCCGTCCGTTCCGAAAACGGTTTTAAAAACGTTATTAAAAGCTCTACAACTGGTGAGCTTACCAGTGAGATGACTCTATCTGTATACACCGCAACAGTAACTGTTGCTAATGGTGCAACCACAGGTAAAGAGGCTGCAATTGGTATTCCTTCAAATTTTATCCCTATGGGTGTTATGATTGCTGTAACTACTGCAGCAGCTAACGCTGTAAACCTTGTTGATATTGGCACAGATGCAGATACAGATGGGTTTGTTGACGGTATATCTGCGGCTGTAAACAGCACTGGTTTTAAAGGATTTTTCCCATGTAACGGTATTTTAGGTATGTCTGGTGGCACAACAACTGCTGCTACAGCTACTGCAGATGAGGTTGAAGTTGTAGTTTCTGGTGATCCCGGTGGTGATACTGTCATAGTTATGAAGTTCATAGGTATTTCTAGCTCTTCAGACGCTTCTTAATAGGAGGCTAAAATGGCAGGTCCAGTAAGAGCTTTTAATCATGCGCAAGGAGCAACCGCCGCTGTTGTTGGCCCTGCTCGTTCGCGTATTCGTCAAATCGTAATATACGCCGATGCTGCAGGCGCATTTACAATAAAAAATGGTAGTGCATCTGGTGATGTATTAATTACGCAAACTTTTCCAACAGGCATACATCATCTAAATATTCCTGATGACGGTATTATTGCTACAGATGGAGCGTTTATTAGTGCTTTTACTGGCTCAAGCAACGAATTGACGATATTTTTATCATAGGAGGTTACTTTGGCTTCTAAAACAAAGTCAAAAGGTAAAATGCCTGCTAGAAACAAAAAGAATTTCCGCCCTACTAAAAAGGGGGCGGGAATGACCAAAGCAGGTGTTGCTGCTTATAGACGTAAAAATCCCGGCTCTAAGTTGCAAACAGCCGTGACTGGCAAAGTAAAGCCCGGAAGTAAAGCGGCTAAGAGGCGTAAATCATTTT